ATCCAGAGGAAATAATAGTAGCACCACCCGATCAACCCGCGCCTTCTAATGCAGGCGGGTATAATTGGGGCGAATTAGACGAAAAGCAAAAGAAGTTAATGAACAATTTGCAATGGTACGTGAAAAGCGGGAAGAAGTTAGACCCCGACGGTGCTATGGTTTATACGTGGGATACGTTGAGCTATGAAACCCAACAAATGAAATTGAAGCAATGGACTTCGAAAGGTTTTACTATCCCGCCCGAACTGGTAATAAAAGGCGACAGCCTTACCGAAATTAATATTATTCAACAGGCAGCAGATATAGCAGATCAACCGTCCCCGAAGCCTTGGGCTTATAAATCCCTTGACGATGCGGTAGAACAAGTTAAAAAGGAATTCAAATTTAAAGACGGGGTGGATTTCGACGGGTTCGATACGGACGCGGATAAACTACTTCTTCTAAATGACTACGGCGCACATATGAACAATGTTTTACAAAGTAACCCGAAACTGCAAAGCATTGTAAACGATTGGGGGCATGGAACCAAGCTATCTTTTGCAAACCGTAGTACTTTAGGTGGCGGTACGTTGGGGGTTTACAGCGATACCGAATTTACTTTGAAGTTAGCAGCTAAACGCGCAATGAAAAACAACGCTGCGTTTGGTAAAAATGCTTTTACGGTGGGCGACGATTTCTTTACCGTGTCCCGGCACGAATTCGGACATTACGTAGACGAAACTATTCGAACATACCAAGGGCCGTGGCAGCAGGGGGGAACGAAAGGACTTGGGTTCAATCACCAAACCGAATGGCGCAAGGTTTTTCAATCTTATAGTAAAGAAGATTGGGCCAAAATGTTTGGAAAGTATTCTTCGGACAATAAATACGAAGGTTTTGCAGAAGTCTTCGCGCTTTACACTTCGTCTGAATATAAAGCCGGTACAATGCCATATAAGATCGAAGAATATATGCACCGGTTGTTAGGCGGGCCATTAGCAGAAGCGAATCCATCAACAGTAGTAAAACCAATAAAGAAGCCTAAAGTCACAAAGTCGGCAATACCGGCAAAGCTGCAAACTGCTTTTAAGAATCCCGAACACCAAGAAATGTTTAATCAAATGTTTACGGAATACCGGGAAAAGAAGCTAACTGTAGCGGAAATAAAAAACGAAATACGCGCACGTTGTCCTAATGTCAGAACGGCATTAAATGATTGGCAGGGTAGTACGCAAACCCCGCGTGCTTCGGCGTTGAAGTTGAAAGCTGAATTGTTAGAAAATCGTAACGACATTAAATTTTTCGCCCGTAAGGGCAATACGCTTCAAATGAGTAAGATTCAGAGAATAGCAAACGAAATGCCCGACGAAGAATATTTGCGTATTCGTGCTATTGTCCAAGAATACTACGACCGCAAGAAAACAAAAACGGTTCCGCTTTATCGCGGAACAGACGGTAGAAATTCGGGGCCAGAATTTAGGCGACGGATTAATGATGCTAAAGCTAGCATCCCCGAAGAAAATTGGAATACTGCCGAAGTACAGATAGAAGAACCAAGTTTGACGGGTTGGAGTTCTAGCGAAGCAATAGCAGACCGTTTCGGCGTGCGTTCGGGCGGCGTTACTGCTAGCGTGGATATTCCAACGGAAGAAATATTTATTCCCGATACCCTTTGGCCTAAAGTAAGCTATTCAACAGAAAAAGAATTTGTTGTTTTTAGCAAGTTTGAAGCGAAGTATAAATTATCCGAATTCAGAAGCGGTTATAAACCAACTATAGCAAAAGCGGCAAATGCGGAAGCATTGGCGCAAACTTCGTTGACCTTTTCTAAAGCGGTAGAATATCAGATACCCGATTTTTCATTGGTAATAGAATCCGAATTGCAAATGAAAGAAGCTATTTCTACTTACGTTGCGAAGCAGGCCGTAGCAACAGTAAATCAAACGGGCAAATTGTCTTCCGGTAACTGGAAAGCTTTGCTATCAAAGAAGATAAAAGGTGTAAAAGACGCAATAGCAAACGACGAAACCGTTAAAATATTTAATTCTAGCATAGGTTCGGATAAGAAGGAAAAGTTTTTAGAGCTATTGGAAGAAGCTTACAAGACCGTAGATTTATCGGGCGATAAGACCGGTGGCGAAATGAAGCTATTAAATATAATCATGGAAAGCTTGACATAATGGCAAAAGACTTATTTGGAGAAGAAATCGAGTTAAAACCGGTCGGCGTAGTAGTAGAATATTCCATGAACGCGCAGGACGCCGATTGGTTAATGGCAGTACAGTTGGATAAAGTAGCGAAGAATAGCAAAAAGCGTTTTAAGGACGAAGCCCAACGCCGATTGGACGCAATGGAAGAAGACCCAATGATTCGACCGGAAGGAATGTAGATGCTAACACCGCCGCAATGCTATTTACGCAGATGCAAACATTACCAAGGCGTGCGCCACTTGCGCGAAGCCGACGAATCGACCGAAGTAAACTATTGTCCCGCGTTCCCCGAAGGAATACCGAACGATATAGCGTATGGTGCTAACTTACATACGGAACCGCACGCGGATCAAACGGTAGTAGAAGGGGAACCGGTTATTTTGTTCGAACCCGAATAATTTTCTTGCAAGGTTCTAAAAAACAAGGTAGAAAAAAGTACTATGAAGTCCGAAAATGACATAAAACTAATTAGCAGTTTGGCAAAGGGCTATCGGATGATAGCAACTTCTTCTTTTAACGTACCGGATGGTACAAGGGGGTGGATACCATGCAAAAGCTAAAGTTGGATGAAAACGGAGTAGTAGTAGTACAAGACGGAAAGCCGATCTACTTGGACGCGGACGGAAAGGAATTAGCCGCCGACGTTCCCGCAATGTATCAGAAGATCATTGATTTGGGAAAAGAAGCTAAGAAGCACCGCGAATCGTCGGAAACATTCGCGGAAACTTTGAAGCTATTCGACGGAATCGAAGACCTTCCCGCATGGAAAGAAGAAGCCGTAAAAGCGATTGAAACCGTCGCCAATCTGAACGACAAGGATTGGATGAAAGCCGAAAAGGTCGAATCGCTTAAACGTCAAATGAAGGAAGCGCACGAACAGGAAGTAGTAAATCTGAAAGCTTCCTACGACAACAAAGGCAAGGAACAGGAAGCTATCATTTCGAAGCAGAAAGGGCAGATTCGGCAACTTCTGGTATCTGCTAAGTTTGCTTCTTCCCCGCTTTTTTCGGGTGACAGCCCGAAAACCACGCTATCGCCCGATATCGCCGAAAGCTTCTTTGGAAAGAACTTTTCGGTAGAAGAAATCGACGGGGAACTGGTAGTACGCGCTTACTACAATAACGGCGACTTGATTTATTCCCGCGAAAACCCCGGCGAACCCGCTTCTTTCGAAGAAGGGATTATGGAAGTATTCGAAAAATATCCCGGCAAGGACAAGTATTTGAAGTCCGCGCAATCTTCGGGAAGTGGGGCAGGCGGCGGAACCAGAACCGGCGAACCGGAAACCGACATTCAAAAACTCGAAAAGCAGTACAAGGAAGCTATCGATAAAAAGCAGACCGGTTTAGCTATCACTATCAAAAACCGCTTGCACGAAGCACGAATGAAAGCAAGGGGCAGGGCAGCTTAGCTTTTCTGCGTTGCGGTCGCTTCCAAAATACTTTACTATCATTTAGAGAAAGGACTTAAACAATGGGTAACGTATCCGCAGCCGCAACAGTATGGAATTGCCCGAACTATACCGGCGAACTGTTTTTGATCGGGGCGAACAAGACCCCGTTCCTTAACATGATCGGCGGTTTGCAGGGCAATGCTATTCGTACGGTTAAAGACTTCCAATTTCCCTTGGCGCAGCCTTGGGCGTTGGAAGCAGTTTCGCAACCGGCGATTTCCGAAACCGCTTCACTAACCGCGCCGACACCGGTTACATATGTCCGCGCGCAGGACGTGAACACCTGTCAAATCTACCAACGCAAAGTTTCCGTATCCTACGCGAAGCAAAGCGTTACCGGTCAAGTGACCGCCGACCCGACAACGGGGTTGATTGACATTTCCGACGTTCAGCCCGTCCAGAACGAAAGGGATTTTCAAATCAACGCCCATATGCGCCAACTGTCAATGAACATTGACTACACCTTTCTTAACGGCGCATATCAGCAGGCGACGGATGCCGCAACCGCAGCGAAAACGCGCGGCATTATCACCGGTTGTACTTCCAATACCGTCGATGCCGGGACCGCTGCACTCGACAAAGACCTTATCGACCAACTGCTACGCACAATGGCGACGACCGGCGCGGAGTTTATGAACCCGGTTATCTTCTGCGGTGCTTTCCAGAAGCAAAAGCTTTCCAATATCTACGGATATGCACCGGAAGACCGCAACGTGGGCGGTGTCAATATCAAGCAAATCGAAACGGACTTCGCGGTACTCGGTATCGTTTGGGCACCGAATGTTCCTGCCGCGACTTTGCTTGTCGCCGATGTAGCATTTTGTTCGCCGGTCTTTCTGCCCGTACCGGAAAAGGGCGTTCTGTTCTACGAAGAACTTTCCAAAACCGGTGCTTCGGAAGAAGGGCAGATTTACGGACAGGTCGGCCTTGACTATGGCCCGGAAGAAATGCATGGTACAATCACGAACCTTGCAACTTCCTAACAAGCCGGTCGGCAAATAGTAAAAAGTACTTCGACCGATTAACAAAACCAAGTTAGGGGGTAACAATGGCAAGCAAAAAGAACGCGGAACGTCGTCGTCGCCTTGCGAACAATCCAAGCGTTCATCCCGAAATGCGTTGGCTTGTAGGACAGCTAAACGCAAGCGGAGTTTTCGGGACGACAACCACGACGACAAGTACTACCAGTACGACGACCACAACGTAAGCGGTCGTTCTTTGACATACACCTTTTAACAGGGGGATTTTGCTATGCGTTTTTATCAAGGCGGGCGACCCGCCGTAATTTGGAATCCTTCGACGAAACGACCCTTAGCAGAATTTGTAAAGGGCGTATTCGAAACGGAAGACCAAGCGATAATCAAAGTCCTAAAAGAAAAAGGGTACATGACGCAGCAGCAGCAGGAAGAACTTGTCAATATGCAACGGCAAAGCGGCTTTCAGCAGCAGGGTTACGCTGCCGCTACTCAAAATTTAGCGGCAGGCGGACAACAGATAACGCCAAACAGACAAGTTGGGCCTGCAACCGAAGAAGAAGCAATAGCTTCCGAAACGGAAGAAGCGTCGCCGAAACAATCAAGGGCTTTGAAGCGACCGCGAAAGAAGCGGTAGTAAAGTCTTCCAAAGGAAATCGTTATGCCCGACGTGGTGAAGGACAGACACTTGCGCCAAGTGCGCCCCGATATCTTCGAATTCGGACAGACAAATTTCAAAGCACAAATGGACGAAGCCGAAGACATAGTAAATAGGGCGTTGGATGCGCGTTGGTATCGGCGCGTCGCGCAAGACAATGGGCTTGACTACCAAACGACGCCCTTCGAACCTGCGAAAATGCTAAATGCAGATTCGCAGTTATGGCGCGTCTATACCTATAAGTCGCTTGAACTGATATACTTGTTCCTAATGAAGAATACACCTAACGGCGACGCGTTCGACCGCCAAAGAAAGATATTCGCCGAACTCTACAAGGAAGAACTTAGCGAAATACTAACGGCGGGTATCGATTACGACTTCGGTGGCGACGATTCGATAGGGGCAGGCGAAAATTTAGTTCCTTCGGTTCGGCGACTTGTACGGGTGTAGTATATGCCTGCGCCAAATCCAGAATTACGGGTGGAAGGCGGGCAACGCCTAGTTCGTTTCTTGAATATCGTTACGGACGAAATGGTTAGCCCGCGTTTCCTAAACCGTATAGGAAACTTCGTTAGGACGCGGATTAAAAGCCGCACCCTAGTAGGCGTTGATGCAGACGGACACGCGTTCAAGCCCTATTCACCGTCTTATAAGCTATTCCGTATAAAGCATAGACGACCGGCGAATAAAGTCGATTTGTTCTATTCGGGATCGATGCTAAATGCTATCGATTACCAAGTAAGACCAAGGGAAGTACGAATTTTTATTCGTCCCGGTACGGATAGCAAAGGCACGTCCAACCCCGCCAAGGCATATTACATTCAAAACAAACAGAAGCGGAAATTCTTCGCTGTAAGCGCGGCAGACGAACTAAAGATTCGTGCAATGTTCGAAGAACGCGTAAAAGGAATTATCGACCGTGGCGGACGACAGTAAAAGGGAACGGATCATTAAGCGGGTAGAAGAACTTGTTCAATCCGTCGA